AGACTAAAAGGAGATAAAAATGGCGGGAAAATTGACAAGCGACAAGCATATGAGTGCTAGCCGTTTGCCGGGATTATTGGGTTTCAGTAAATATTCGACACCCAATGATGAACTGCAGTATTCACTTTCAGCAATTGACGGTAAGGAGAGACCAGATATAGGCAATGAAGCCATGGCATGGGGGAATACCTTAGAGCCTGTAATTTTGACTCAAGCAGCTGCGCGGCTGGGTCTGGATAAATTTGACACAGAGATCAACCAGGCTTACAGCCACGACAGTGTGCCGATCAGCTGCAGCTTAGATGGTATTGGCATTGGCAACGGTCAGACAATCGTTACCAATACCAAAGAAGGCATCTATGTTGTGGGCCAGGACTCCATAGTCTTGGACGGCCCAGGCGTGCTTGAGGCCAAGCTGACCAAGAGCATGCCAGAGGACACCCCTGACCTGGCGCGTGGGCCTATCCAGTTGCAAGGGCAGATGCTGATCACTGGCCACAAATGGGGCGCTGTGTGCGTGCTGTACCAGGGCATCGAGCTGCGGGTGTTTTTGTTTGCTGTGCATTTTGATACTCAGAAAGAAATAATCAAAAAAACTCTTGAGTTTCAAAGCAAGCTAGACAAATACGCCAAGACAGGGGAGATCGACTGGTATCCACCGGCCAGCAGCAAAGAGCTGGATCGGATCTATCCCCATGCTGCAGGCAAAGAAGAGATCGAGCTGCCGGCTAACGTGACTGACCTTGCCAAAGGCATCTTGGAAAACAAAGCAATGATCAGGGCAGCTGAAGCCAGCATTGAAACGGCAGAAATGTTAATCAAGTCAACCCTCGGTCAGGCTGAGCGTGGCCGCTGTGGCCAGTATGTGATCAGCTGGCCCATGCGCAACTTTAAAGCAGCGCCTGAGCGGATCATGCCGGCCAAAGAGGCATACACCGTTCGCCAATCGACACTAACAATCAAGGAGTACACAGCATGAACGTCAACACAATTCACCAAGCCTATGAGAAGGCAGTCTTGGCCATGCTTGAAGCTGCCCCAGACATGCCCAGAGACTTGGCAGAGAGGGCCGTTGAGGCCATTGCCGAACTAGTCATTGCCACCATCAACGCAGAGCTGACAAAGGAGGAACAAGATGCAATTGCAAACCACTAACCAACGCGGGTTTGCCCCAACCACAATGGGTGAAGCATTGCAATTTAGCGAGATGCTGGCCAACTCAAGCATGGTGCCCAAGGCTTACCAGGGCAAAGCGAATGATGTGCTGGTGTGCATTCAGTGGGGCTATGAGATGGGCCTGGCACCCATGCAAAGCTTACAAAATATTGCCGTGATAAATGGCAAGCCCAGTGTGTACGGTGATGCCATGATGGCCCTGGTGCAGGCCAGCCCGGTCTGTGAGGACGTTGAAGAGTACTTTGAGGGCGAGGGCACACCAAACCCTGTGGCCGTGTGTGTGGCCAAGCGCAAAGGTCGCAAGCCAGTTGAGACCAGGTTCTCTGTCGAAGATGCCAAGCGTGCTGGACTGTGGGGCAAAGGTGGCCCATGGACGGCATACCCTAAGCGCATGCTGCAGATGCGTGCCAGGGGGTTTGCTCTGCGTGATGCCTTCCCCGATGTGCTGAAAGGCATGATCTCAGTTGAGGAAGCCCAGGATTATCCTGACGAAGCCAAGCCAGTGCCGGTGGACAAGCCAGCCAACCCACTTGACTTGGTGGCCAAGCCTGTTGAGGTTGTCGAGGCCGAGCAAGCCATTGTTGATGTGATTGAGATAGAAAGCGACCAGGTCACTGATGTTGCTATTGGCTACAGTTTAATGGTGCCAGGCAAAGAGCAGCCACACACAGTGCTGGCCACGCTGGACGAATGGCAAGATGCCTATGAAGACCTGGCAGAGGCAACAGCCAGGGCAGGCAAGCGCCCGGCCAGAGAGCGCATGACAATCTTGAAAGAACTAAAGGAGTGCAACGCTGACACGCTTGGCCGCATTGACACCATGAAACGTGTCAGGCACACAGCTGGCTATCAGCGTCGGATCAATGCCCTGGGCGCTGCCCAGTAACTAGCTCAACAAAACCTTGATTGCTTTTTCAATGTGGTGAATGCGGTCTTCAAGACCGATAAAGCCACCGTTGATTTTCTTGGTCAGGGTTTTGTAATCTTTGCTGTCAGCATACTGATTGAGCTTGTGTGTCTGCCAGAACCAGCCAGCTGTCATGGCTGCATACTTAGGCGTTCGCACCAGCTCTGGCTCCATCACAAAGTCAACGCCCAGTGCCTGGCCTGCGTGGTAGAAGTTGCTATGGCCAGTCAGCTGGAGAAATCCGGAGCCGCGAAACCGGAACCCATCCCCAGAAGCTTCATCCCTGTTACCCATACGATTGCCATAGATGCGGTTAGCGATCTTCTTTGGCTGCTTCTCATACTCGGCAGCCGACTCAGGCGTAAAGCCCCATGCACGCTTCGGTGTTTGAGGAAATAGCTTGAGCAGGGTGGGAGCGCGATAGTTAAGGTTCTCTTCCATGATTCTGAAGTTGCCGCACTCATGGCCACACTGACCGATCCAGCATGCTTGCTGCTCAACTGTTACCAGGCCAAAGCGATCAAAGGTTTCATTGAATGCGTCAGCAAGGCTTGGGTCAATGCTTAGCCGCTTGAGTTGTTCACTGTTTACCATTGATCAGCTCCCTCACTTCGTTGTAGGCGCTGACGCAGGCTGCGTGCTTGGTGATGGCTTTGTCTCCTTCGGCTGCGAGGTCGATAAGAGCTGCAATAGTCTGTCGCTCAGATTCGCTTGCATCGGTGTTGCTATTTCCTGGGGCAGGGGCGGGATCTGCGGAGGCTTGTACACAACTTGGGGCTGGGAGCCGCAGCCGGCCAGTCCGAGCAAGCTCATGCATAGCAGACTGCTTTTTAGTAATTTCATTTTGAGCCTTTCTTAATTGGGTTTCTTGGTCTTGCAGCTTGGCTCCAAGCTCTTGCTCAGTCTTGCGAGCCTCATCATTCTTTTTGGCAATGGCGATCTTCATGTCGTTATCGCGCTCTAGCCAGCCGTAGTGGTGGCCAACACGGTAAGTCCCAAAGAGTGAGATCAGGACTCCGACAATCAACCAGGGCAGGGGTATAGGTAGCATCAGTCAACCTCCTTGCGAGCAGCTGCGATCTCTTCACGATCCTCATCTGGCTCCATGTGCTCGGGCGGGGTGGTGGGTGGTGGCCCTGGTGTCCAGGACTCATCTAGCTCTGGGTTTTTCCAGACTGGCATTGCTCCAAAAGGTTGGGTAGGCAGGCCATAAGCAGACTGGGGTGGTGCGTAGCTTGAACCGTACTGCATCGACTGGCAGCCTGGTTGCATAGTTGGCTGCGGTGGCGTGAAGGCTCTTGATGCTGCACCAGCTGCACGCTTAGTCATAACCCCGCCAATGCCACCAACAATCAATCAACAACACAATGTCGTTCAACATCTTGGTGTATGCCTGGTCAATGGGAGCCATAGACTTGATCGGCTGGGTTACAAAGGTCACCGAGTACAAAAGTGCAATGACAATGAAGCAAAGGATCAGCGTGACCACCGCGACCACAAAGCCCCAGATCCGGACTTCAAACTCTTCAGTTGTTAGGTTTGGCTTCTGACTGGACATCATTGACTTTTTTCTCCAGGATTGGTGCGACCAAGTATTCGGGACACTGCTGCGTAAATAGGCACTTAGGTTTTTGACACTCTTCAGCATGGAAGTAATCTGGGTTTTGGCATTTGTATCGATAGCGGTCTTCGCAGCCAGCCAGCAGTAATATCAGTAACAGATATTTCATTTGCCAAGACCAACCTTTCCAAGTAATAAATTCACGATCTTGTCGGACAGATCGTCAGGAAGAAACTTGAGGAAGCCCAGAAAGTAGAGCGCCACAAGGCCATAGCTTTTGATACTCATTCATTTACCAGCCTTGGATAAACAACTATCCAAAAGAGATAGTTAACAGGTACAGCAGACCAAAGAACTATATCAAGCCAAGTCATCTTCCACACCTTCTAGTAGTTGCACAAAATTCCATTAACTCATTCACGCCAACAAACACCAAGAACAAAACAAATGCCACACCGCCAATGATCATGGCCAGCTCGTTCATCTCATCCTCTTTGGCTTTGGCTTCTTTTTCTGCTTTCTTTAAAGCGCTTAGTTCTTTAGCATCGGCCAAGTCCATCTCGGCCTGCCTGGCTTTGATCTTGTTCCAGACATCGATCTTGCCGGTCTGCATGAAGAGCATCTTCAGCTCTTCTTCAAATGCCCTGGCTTGCTCAAGCGCCATCTCGATCTGCAAGGCTGTCCCCATGTTGGAACCCTTGCCAGACTGCTTGGCTTGCAGCATGGCTTTGGTGGCCACAGACTTGGCATCAAACATCTTGCCAATCATTGGGGCAAGCGAGCCTAAGTCATTAGCCACCTTGCTGGCCTTCTTGACCATGCTGATGGCTGATTGAATACCCGCCAGGGCTGTGATGGGGTCAATCATTTGCGCTCTACCTTCTTCCACTCAAGGCAATACACTTTGCGATTGAACACGTCACCAGCCCAAGACCAGCGCACGCATCGATACTCAACCGCGCTTAGCAGGGCAGCGATGGCGAGCGCGCTCAACATGGTCAGCCCTTCGGCAGCGCGTTATGACCGGCAAGCCACATGGCCAGGCCGATCACAGCTGCGCCAGTCAACCAGGCCAGCTTCTTCAATACGCTTTTGCCGACCTCTGTGTAGACCTTGTTAAGCGCAACTTCTGCAGCTCTCTCTGCAATCTGCTCGATCTGTGCGTCTGTCAAGGGCATGTTGTTCTGGCTCATGCTGCGATCTCCATTAGCGTGATTGATGTACCTCCGACGTAATAGTTGAACGTGGCAGTGCCTGGCGCTCCAGCGCTGGGCATTGGCAATCAGGTAACCGATGCCCTGGCCAAACGTGAGCAGATCGGTGGTGGCACGTCGGATGTTCTGATTGACGTAGTCAGCAGATGATCCGGTGCTGCGGTCACCATGGGTCTGCGCCATGATGAGAATCTTGGAGCTGGTAGACGTTGGCGTAATCGACGCCGTGAGGACATCGCCATCCGCTGTCAATGCTACGGTCGAACCAGACACTTGCTGGTAGACCACTTGCAAGATGCCGCCTCTGGCAACTCTAACTAGGTTTGTAGAACGTCCCATCTTGGGCTCCTTTCGATGTTCTGAAAGGCCCAAGCGGGCCTGCTGGTGGATTAGTTTGTTGCTATACCTTAACGAGCGGCCTAGCCCTTACCATCGGATCGACACCTACTGGAACAGAAGCGGGGTCAATGATGTCGCCAACACCATCGCCATCGCGCAGCGCATGGATGCAGTAAGCCACCGTGTTGTCTTCCAGCGCGGTTAATTCGTGCTGCTTCTCCGCATGGATGTAAATCATGTGCGGAGCTTTGAAATCGGTGGCTTTGCCCTCCACGGTCACACGCAAAGAGCCAGCAGCCAGCAACGTCAAGTGATCGAACTCATGCTTGTGACCTTGCTCGACATCGCCAACTTTTGCAAAGTGCATCTGCTTGGCAAACAAGTTCGCCACGCAGCTGATTGAGGGAGTGGGAAAACTCATTGCTGAGCCCCCGTGTCAGCCCCCGTATCCGTCACCGGAATGCTGGGCGGCACAGGCGCTGTGAACGACCCATCCGCGTGTTTGATCCAGCCTTGCTCGACGTTGTCTGGGGCATTTTCAAACATCCCAACCACGTCGGGGGTGAAGCAGTCGGCTAACTCAAAGCCGCTATGCGGGACAAAAATTTCTTGGACAATGTTGTTGACAACACGAATGTTTTTCATTTCAATACTCCACAGTTACAAGACCGCCACCATTAGAGCCCGTATTAGAAGACACCGAACCCCCACCCGGAAAACCGCCGAAACCGGTAAATGCTCCGCTGATAGAGCCACCACCACCGCCACCATTAACGCCGTTTCCAGCACTGCCAACGTTGGAACTGCTACCGCCACCACCGCCTGTTCCGATAAAGTCCAAACCAGCCACAGTGCCTGTTTGACCATTCGTAAGACCTACAGCTAGGTAACCGGCTGAGCTCTCAAGAGTCTGCGAGCCGCCAGCGCCAGTAAAACCGCTTCCGCCGTTGCCGCCCTGTTTGACACCGCTCTGGACACCAGCACCGCCGCCAGCACCGCCAGAGCTGTTAAATCCGTTATAAGGCCCGTTAGTGCCACCCTTTCCACCATTCCCAAACATTGAAGCCGCACCGCCGCCACCGCAACCCATGCTGGTATTGGCATACGCTCCGCCATTACCGCCAGTTGTATTGATGTCGCCCCCAGAGCCAGTGCCTCCGCTTCCAGAGCTGAAAGAGCTTGCATTCCCACCACCAGTTGCAGAACAATAAGCACCAAAACTGGCGGTGGCGGCACCGCCAGTGCCAACTGTCACAGCCACAGTTCCACCGGGTGTTAGGCCAGTAATAGTTTTCATGGAAAAACCAGCACCCCCTCCAGCAACAAACCCGCCATACGCTCCGTTAGTACCCAAGCCACCAGAGCCCCATACCCGCACACGAACGGCGGAGATGCCTGTTGGCACCGTAAAAGTTGTGCTGGCAGTAAACATCCGAATCTGACCAGTGCCGAAGGTGCCTGACACCGGATTGATGTTGCCGCCAGTAAAGTTTGTGAGATTGCTCATTAGATGATCCTCCAAGTTGATCCGTTATATACAAGTCCAAATGTTGCGCCGTTGGTTGAGGCGTACATGTCTTCCGCAATAGACATGATGGTGTTGCCGTTCCTTGCAACCGTCAGCGCGTTTATGTTGAATGTCCCATCAGCGTCAATAATGTTAACCACCGCGCCCGTTGTTGGCGATGCTGGCAAAGTGATTGTGAAGCTGCCGCCGCTTGTGTTTGCCAAGATGTTGTCGCCAGCTACAGCCGTGTAATTCGTCACTTTGACTGTGTATCCCGAGCCGCCGATGGTGATGTCGCCAGAGCCCAGCACGCTCGACCCGTTGATGGTCTTAATGTTGGTGCCCGACACCAGCGTGGCTTGCGTTCCTGGGAACGTCTGACCACCAGCAAAGGCGATCGCGCCCGACATTGTGCCGCCAGCCAGCGCCAGCTTGGCATCCAGCGCAGTCTGCAGGCCAGAGATGTCACCAATGGCCACAGAGCCGATGGCCTTGTAGCTCAGAATGCGAACCTCATCATTCAGCGACAGGGCTGACGTGAACGTGATTGTGGTGCCGTCAGTCGCAGTGATGTCAGCTGCTGCCAGCAGCGCGCCGTTGACGTACACATAGGTGTAGCCCACGCGGTAGCCACCAGTGAACGTGTAGCTGGTTTGGCCGGCAGTCGCGGAAAATGAGCGCTCAGCAATGGTGTCAGGCGATGCAGCCTGGTCTTGCCAGGAGCTGCCGTTGTACACCCGCATTGTGTTGGCCACGCTGTTGAAGTAGATCGCGCCGGTGATCAATGCGTTACCGTCGTTGTCCACGCTTGGGTTGCTAGACTTTGCGCCCAAGTAGCGGTCGTCAAATGAGTCGTAGCTGGCTGCGGCAGATGATGCTGACGAAGCAGCTGCTGACTCACTGGCTGCTGCAGCTGTTGCTGAGCTGGCTGCGTTTGTTGCCTGCGTGCTGGCTGTTGATGCGCTGCCGGATGCGGCTGTAGCAGAGTTGGCCGCGTTGGTGGCCGACGTGGATGCATTAGACGCAGACGTGCTGGCCGCTGATGCTGAAGAGCTTGCATTGCTGGCCGATGTGCTGGCAGCGCTGGCGCTGTTGCTTGCATTTGTTGCACTTGTTGCAGCAGCTGTTGCGCTGTTGCCAGCATTGGTGGCAGCTGTGCTGGCCGTGCTGGCAGAACTAGACGCAGCGCTGGCAGAACTCGCGGCATTGGTGGCAGAGGTCGAAGCGTTGCTTGCCTGGGTGCTTGCTGTACTGGCTGAGCCAGACGCGGCGGTTGCAGACGTAGAAGCATTTGATGCACTGGTGGAAGCAGCTGAGGCAGATGCGGCTGCGTTGGTTGCGCTTGTGGCAGCAGCTGCGGCATCCACCAGCAGCGTCCACTTGGCAGCATCAGCGTTGGTGCCAATGGGTTGTGAGCCAGA